TCACTTTCCTTTTTATATTTATTATCAAAATACTCGGAAATATAACGCTTCATATGGCGTTCTAGCTTGTCATCCTGAGCAGCATCCTCATCTCTATCATCGTCTTCACCTTCGTCTTCTACATCATGATAATGCTCTTCCTTATTACCTTTAACTAATTTACGAATGGAAGAAGGGTTTTTAAGTAAAAAGTTAACATCTACTTCATTTAGGTTATAAGGAGTTTTCTTACTTTTAAATGGAATTTTAGATGCAGACTTCATAAGGTTTTTGATGATAAAATGTTAAAATTGTAATATATTATAAATAACTTCGTTAATCAATAGAATCGTTGGGTTTTTATATATGGCAATGACATATGAGGGTTTAGCAAATGACCTTAGTTTATATATGCTTAGAACCGATCAACCTTTTGTTGCCAAAATACCTGATTTGATTCAACAAGGAACAATTAGAGTTTACAACAACACAAAAGATTTAGGGTTTGAAATTAGATATGAAGTTGTTACCAATAATGGTGATATAGGTACAAGTAGTATTAGAAAACCCGGTAACTGGCGTGAGACGATCGGTATTTTAATGTTTGATAACGCAACTCAAACTACTTCTTATTTATTACCGAGAAGTAGGGAGTTTTGTTTAACATATTGGAATAATCAACAGGGAACTACAGGTAGACCAAAATATTATGCCGATTCTGTATTGAATAACAATAATGAAGATTTAAGAAATACGTACGGAGAGTTTTATTGGACAGTTGTGCCAAATTTAGATCAAGCCTACACTTTCAATATACAATATCTTGGTATCCCCTTATTCAACGCAGATAATCCTACCAATTTTCTAACCCAGCGTTATCCTAATCTGCTTTTATATTCATGTCTTATTGAAGCTTGTTTGTTCTTGGATGATGAGGAAAAACGTAATAAATACCAAACAATGTTTGATCAGGAATTAGAAACCATCAATAGAATGAACACAGGTAGAAGTGCTGATAGAACTGTAATAAGGGATAATAACTAATGCGTGTACCTTTAGTTTATAAGCCGGGTATTCAAAGAGACGGCACAGACTTCCAAGATCAATATTGTATCGATGGTCAGTGGATAAGGTTTACCGGCGGTCAGATAAAGAAGATGAAGGGTAATAAGGAGCTACATCAACCTCAAGGAGGTATTGAACCTTCTTATATGTATGTTTATAACACAGGTAATAACAATATTCTTATTTATTGTAGCAACCAGCAGGTTAATAGATGTATAACAGATTTAGATTCTGTTTCTAATGATAGACAAGTTTTAGCAGTAACAGCAGCTGACAACAGAACATGGCAATTATCAAAATTTATAGGAGCTGACGGCAATCCTTATTTAGCCTTACTTGCTACCTTTAATGGTGATAATATGCTTAGCCGTGTCAACGGCGCGTTATATTGGAAAAGTATGTTACAAGACAGCAATTTCCAAGGATATGAAGATGGTTTAATACCGGGTAATACAAATAACATAGTCTCAGGCGGTATGTTGTTTTCTAACCCGTGTTTGTATTTATACGGCAATAACGGCACAATCCTTAGAAGTAGAACAGAAAACCCTTTAAATTTTGAAGGCGGTGATTCAGGTGTTTATAAAGTATCTGAGAATAAACTTATATTTGGAGCAAGTATCAGGGGTGGTACAAATTCACCAAGTTTCTTATTCTGGACTGAGAACTCGGTTATTTATCTAACCAACGTAGCTGATCCTGCTAACGCACAACAACCTGTTGATTTCCAGAGAGAAGAAGTAACAACTAATTCTTCTTTAATGTCTTCAAGAGCGGTAGTTCAGTACGATAGCCTTTTCTTCTGGCTTGGTACTGATCGTATCTTTGTCTATAACGGCATAGTAGATAGTGTTAAAAATGACGTTAATTTCGAATATTTTTTAGAAAATGTCGATTTGAATAAAAGACAAAAAATATATGGTTACAAAATAGCCCGTTACGGCGAAGTACGCTGGGCTTATCCTGAGAAAGCAAATAGAAACGATCCGAATATTGGATGCACCAGGGAGCTTGTTTATAACGTCAGGGAAAATAGCTGGTACGATACTGCTATTAGACGTGATTGTGTTACAGTTTACGAAGCAACAGGTGATATCTTCAGTTACGGTGAGAGTTGTACCAATTATCCTTATAACCCTGCAAATACCTATAAATCCATATGGAAACAGGAATTTGGTTATAATGAAGTAAGATTAGGCGGGCAGAACCTTAACATACCTTCATTTTTTACTACTCCTTATTTTGGTTATGTAGCGTTTAATCCTGCTAAAAACGGCAATGCTATTGATAAATATATCGTTCTTGACCAGATAGAACCTGATTTCCCGGCTCCATCCGGTTACACTAGAACAGTTAATGATGAACTTGTTATAGGTGTTAGTTATAAAAAATACGCAAGTACACTTAACACAGCTATTACACCTGTAACATATAATCTTTATCCTCCTACTTCCCCAGGGAAGATAGATTTAAGAACCTCTGCAAGGTTCATGACAGTTACATTTGCTTGCGTTTACCCTTATAATGTTGGTACAATTCTCATTAATTACAAAGAGGGTAGCGGTCAATGATTAATAATTTACCTTTTCCAAAATATATAACTTTTGAGAAATGGTCAGCTGAGCTTATAAAGAATTATAAGGATGAGAGATTACCGGTACCAAGAGCGGGTGAGGAGTGGCAGGAGTGGGCTAATAAGATTGCCGGTGTCGGGGTATTTAGAACAAACGGCATTCCGTCAGCTACAACAACTAAAGGTGCTAAAAAAGCCGATCAGTTTAAAAATTGGGACGACTGGGCTAAGGCTGTCTATATTGTTATGATTAACGCTAAAGGGAAAAAGAAGTGAAAAAATATAATAAAAAAGATGTTAATTACATTCTAGAACAAACTAGAAAGAAAGGTAGAAACGGCGATAAGGTTCTAGCCCATATTAACCCGTTAGAAGCTCAAATGCTTAAAAAAGCAGGAGGAAGCGGGACAATCAACCCTGATACAGGTTTACCTGAATTTTTCTTTAGAGGGGTAAGGAATTTCCTTAAAAACCCCGGGAAAACAATAAATAAAACTATTAAAAACCCAAAAAGAACTATAGCCGATACAATCGGAACAGCTGCTGCTATTTTTGGCGGCCCTGTTGGCGGCGCTATCGGTGGCGCAGCTCGCTCTGCTATTCGTGGTGATAAAGAAAACCCGTTAATGGGAGCACTAAAAGGAGCAGGATACGGAGTAGCGCTGCCAATGGCAGGTAATCTAGTCGGGCAAGGTTTAAGTAAACTAGGTGCTAATTCTGTCGGTTCAGCTCTTCAAAATTACGGCGGAAACAACATGGGCAGCTGGTTTGGTAATATATCCCAAGTTGGCGGAGGTGTTAGAGGGATGGGGTTACCTTTTACCGGAGCAGATAAATCACTCGGCGCATCCGATTACTTAGCAGGAGGTTCTGCTCTATCTAGTATGGGCGGTAAAGGAAAAGGTGTATCTGCCGGTGCTGATTATGACTTCGATGGTATGGGTGATGAAGATGTAACCGAGTATGTTATTAGAAAAGGTAAGAAGGGCGGTAAAAAAGACCTAGGATTCTTTGATAAATTAAAAGATAATACTTTGGACTTTGCAACCAAACCAAAAAATATATTAGCTCTTGGTACTGCCGGACTTAGTTTATATGACAGGTTCAATAGACCAAAACCAAAGACGGCTGCGCAGGAAGGGAAAGACGCAAAGGCTAAATTGCTTGCGCAAAGACTGACCCCTGAAGAAATGGCAGCACAAGAGGCTTATGAGCTAGAACAGGAAAGAGCAAGACGTAGGATAGCAAGACGTAAGTTCTTACCGGAAGAGCGTATTGATGTCGAACCTATTTACAATAGAGTAAGTAGTCCGGATGAATACGCACAAACAGGTAGATGGTTAAACTATTACAATAACCCACAATTTACAGGAACACCTATCAGGTTTTAATTATGCCACCAATTAATCAGTTATCCTTTGGGGAATTAAGAGACAAAGCCAAGCAGATATTACTTAGAGATTCATCTAAGTTAGCTGGTACTAATTACTCCCCTTACCCCGGTCAGACTATAGCACCAATGTCTGCTTTAACTCAAAGAGCACAAAGCCTGGAGCAAAGAAGGCTTGCTAAAGGTATGCCGTATCAACAAGGCTTAAGTAACATTGCCAACGCACCGACACAAGGGATAACACCTGATAATATAAATAGCATCATTGGTAATGTCGGCGGTAGCCAAGCTAACTTTGACAGGAACATTGCGTTAAATAAACTAACCCGTCAATATGGACCGAGACTTGATCCTTATTTACCAAGGCTTGAGAATAAATTACAACAGGATGCTACAACTAAATTAGGTGAGCTTGGTTCTGACATTGAGAATTTAAACGCTCCTATTAGAAAACTTGAAGGAAAAAAGAATAGAGCAGCTTTTACCGCTCTTAGTCAGTCAGCTAGAGCCAAAGAATCAAGGGAACGTGGTTTAATAAACGATTTATACGGCTATGGTGAGCAGAAACACGGAATTATAAATAAAGGATTAACGGCAGAAAAAGCACGTTTTGAAGCAGAAAGAAACGATCCGTATGCACGACTACAGAATTTACAACAAGCTTTAGGTAACCTTAGCGGAGGTGAAGGGGGTGATCTAGCAGGTCATCCTGATCTTGATAAATTAAATGCGCAGCAACTAACAAAGGCTTTACAAGCTTATGGTATAGATACAGGTAAACCAAGTGAACAATGGGAAACTGCTAATAGAGTAAACACCCCTGTTTACCCCGGACAACTAGTTGCACCTGTTAATCAGACACTTGATAGATCTTATAAGCTTGCTGAAGAACTAAGCCCTTTCTATAAAGAGCGTAATTATCTTGATCGGAAACTTACTCGTAAGGATGTTCAAAATACCCCCGGCTCTATTAATAGGGCAGTAGAAGGTTTACCTGATCAACTTAACCCTAAATTCGAAGCACTGGATAGAGAAGCTAAAAGAAAATTAAAAGCAGATATAAACGCTCTTAACGCCAAATATATCAAGCAAGGCACTTACGGCTCTCAGGCTCACCTACAAGCGGTAACTAATAGAACAAGAGAGCTTAGTGAAGCTACACTTGATTCAAGGAACAAGGCTACTAAGGAAAATCTGCTTAAAGGTGTAACTTCCAATTTATACGATGATATAAATAAAATAGGTAGATTAGGTGAGTATGACCAACTAGCTAATACCGAACAAGGTAATAATCTAGCTGACATAAAAGCTACTAACTTAAGAGGTCTTGATAAGTGGAAGAACGATCAGGAACAGAATGAGCAGTTATATCGTTCATATCAGAATGAACGAAGCTGGCAGCAACCAAGGTTACTGAATAACGCTAGAAGCACCGGTGTTTCAGCCGGTATTGATAGCGGTATCGGTTCAGTGTTCAATCACTTTAATAACCAAGGTATAGATTTATCCTCAATATCCGACCTTAGAAACAGATATAGTGAGCTTGAGCGTGAACTTGAGAATAGAAACACATCACTTCGCTCAGCTGAGGAATATAAAACAAGACAGGAAGAATTAGGCCGTCAAAATGCAGCTGAGTTTGAAAGAGAACGTAATCAAAGGGTAAATCTGGAGCGTGAGCGTAATGAGTTTAACCAGAGATTACAGCAGGAAATAGCAGCTCGTCAGCAGATGGAGCAGGATCAGCAAAGAAGAGCAGAACTAGAACGTCAGCAAAGACAGCTTACCGAGCGTGCGGCAGAAGCTGAAAGAGTAAGAGCTGCTGAAGAAGTTAGACGTCAGACAGAACAAAGAGCTGCGCAAGAAGCACAAGTTCGTCAGCAACAGGAGGCTCAAAATAGAGCTGCTGAAGAGCAAAGAGTAAGGCAAGAACAAGCAAGGGCCGAGCAGCAACGTCAGCAACAGGAGGCTCAAAATAGAGCTGCTGAAGAGCAAAGAGTAAGGCAAGAACAAGCAAGGGCCGAGCAGCAACGTCAACAACAGATTCAAGCTGAAGTACAAAGACAAGTTCAAGAGCAACAAAGACAAGCTGCACTACAAGCACAGCTGAGACAACAAGCAGAAACTCAGCGTCAAGCACAAGCTAATGCTCAAAGAGAGGCTAGAATCCAAGCTTTAATGAATCAGACTGCTGTTCATAATCCAGGGTGGACACCTGAATGGTTAAGAGAGATGGCGTTATCTGAGATTGAAAATAGATATCCAAGGAAGGAAAACTTACCTCGTAACATATCTGCCGTACGCTCAGGTTGGTATAATGGTCAAAGTCGAACTAATCCTATGGGCTCAGCAAGTAGACAGGGTAATAGTCGTAGATAACAAAAATACGATACTAATTTAATTAGTATCGTATTTCATGTTCCTATAAATTTTATATTGCGCTTCAAATAAGTATAACTCATTAAGCCAATTATTAAAATACTCACATTTACCGATAGTGCAAAACGGCTCTAGCTCATCAGCTACCTTGGTTATTAAAGTGATTGAACACTGAACCGATACCGCTATCAATACCGGCTGAAACACCGGTGCTTCTAGCGTTATTCAGTAACCTTGGTTGCTGCCAGCTT